TCATTGTGTTGAATTGTTTAATTGTTTGTTGTTTAATTGTTTATTTGTTGGGGCGAACCAATGCCCGCCCTTTTCTTTCTTATTTGAATAGCGAACTGATGGACTCGTAAGATTCTATGCGATGGATAACATCGGCAAACAATTCCGCCGTACTCACCACATGGATTTTCTTTGATGCGTTGGCGGGCAACGGAATGGAATCCGTAACCACCACTTCGCTGAACACCGAATTGTCCAAGCGTTCCATCGCGGGTCCGCTGCACACGGCATGAGTGGCAAAGGCACGCACGCTCTTGGCGCCATTGTCCATCAGCACCTGACCAGCCTTTACGATGGTGCCAGCCGTATCGATGATGTCATCGATGAGGATGACATTCTTATCCTTCACATCGCCGATGAGGGTCATTGAGTCGACCACATTGGCGCGGGGACGATGCTTGTGGCAGATGGCCAAATCGCAGCCCAAACGCTTGGCGTAGGCCGAAGCGCGTTTCGAGCCACCCACGTCAGGCGAGGCAATCTGCAAGTCCTCGATTTGCAACTTTTGGATATAGTCGATAAAGAGGCTCGAAGCATAAAGTGCATCGACGGGGATGTCGAAAAAGCCTTGAATCTGGTCGGCATGAAGGTCGAGGGTGATGATGCGGTTGACTCCGGCGGCAGTCAGAAGGTTGGCCACCAACTTTGAGCCGATACTCACGCGAGGCTGGTCCTTACGGTCTTGGCGTGCCCATCCGAAATAAGGAATCACAGCGATGATTTTGTGCGCCGAAGCACGTTTGGCCGCGTCAATCATAAGTAGCAGCTCCATCAGGTTATGGGCAGGCGGCATGGTTGACTGCACGATGTAAACGTGATGGCCACGGATGCTCTCGTCGTATGAGGGTTGGAATTCACCATCGGAAAAAACAACCACTGAGGATTTGCCCAATTCGAAGTCTGGATTCTGCTCTTGGCGACCATAGGCTTCCGCAATTCTTGCACCCAAGTCTTGGGTGGCTTTTCCTGCGAAAATGGAAACGTATCTGGCTGACATTTGCGATATGATTTTGAAGCTGCAAAAGTAGGCATTTTCGGGGTAAGAAAAACAAAAAAGAAGATTTTTTTCAAAACCTGTTGACAGAAAAGAAAAAATCCGTATTTTTGCAGCCGCGTTTGACGCGATAACCCCATGCCGAAGTGGCGGAATCGGTAGACGCGTCGGTCTCAAAAACCGATGAGGTAACACTCGTGCCGGTTCGATCCCGGCCTTCGGTACAACAAACCCCTCTTAATCGATTGATTTTAAGGGGTTTTCTATTTGTCGGGGCGCAAATAGGGCGCAAATTTCAACCGAACATGAAAACCGAGTATTGCCGTTGTATTTTGGTTTTCCTTGGTTATAGGGTTATAAGGTTATACCCTCGAAAACACCAATAAACACAAGCGTTTCCGAAAAAACACCCTATAACCTGCCTCAAAAGAAAAAGCCCGTCAAATCTTTGGTATTGGTTTTACCCATTCGCTCCGCGACTGATGTAGTGCAATCTGGAGCATCGTCGTGTGCATTGCGTCCCTCTTTCAGAAATGATGTCATGGCATGGCTGTATGCTGGCCACTTCCTCTGCCATCCGACAGGCATCAGCACCACATTGTTCACGGCGTTGGCATTGGAGTAGATGCGCACCTGCTTGTTCTGTGTCTGTGTGAAGGTGACAATCCGCGTGAATGTGTTGCCTTGCTCGCGGCACCGCCTCTCGATGTTCCTTGCATAGAGACGACCCGCTCCGTTGGCTTCGATAGCACACTCTGTTGTGTGGTTGGCGTAGAGCTTCCTCGCCATTTCAGGCTCGGTTTCGTCCATATCGTCTTGCGTGTACATCACATCGGTGACATAGCAGTAGCCTTTGTGTTCTCGATAGAAAACCGAACAAAGGAAGTCCTTGCCCGTGTCGGCAGGGTCGCAGCAGCACTTGTCCTCTCCTCCGTTAGGCAGTTCTGTATAGGTGTCGAACTCGCGATACATCAAACCTTCCAAAGGAGTGGGATTCTGCTGGTACTGGGTTTCGAACACAAACGAGTTGGCCAGTTCAATCTTATGCAACTCCTCCACCGTGTGCTTGTGTTCCCACAATGCGTGTTCGTTGCCTTGCTCGTCGATGGTGAGGCAAGGGATTGACACAACTTTCCATTGGTCAGGCTCAATCTCCTGAAGGTAGCCGCAGAGGTCATGGGCATGAAGCCGCTGCATGATTACGATGATCGGAGTGCGTCGGCTGTTGACGCGGTTTCTTATTGTGGTCTCAAAACGGCGGTTCACCCGCTCACGGACTATATCGGAAAGTGCGTCCTCTGGCTTGATTGGGTCGTCTATCAACACAGCACCACTGAAAAGCCCACCACCATCGGCAGCGAACTCATCCAATGCCGTGTCGTCCTCCGTGTCGGTCGCACCAGCACCAAAGCCCGTTATCTGTCCAAGGGTTGTGGTGGCGTACAAGCCTCCTCCCTGCTCCGTTTCCCACTTGGCCTTTTGGTCGCTGCCTCGCCTTATCCTCGCGTCAAAGAGCAGGCGATAGTATTCGCTGTTCATTATGTCCTTCACGGCAACGGAGTTGTCAGTCACCAAGCCGCCCGAATAGGAAAGTTGTATGAATTTGCATTGCGGATTGAGGGCAAAGCCGTAGGCAGGAAACATCTGTGAAACGAGGCAGGTTTTTCCGTACCTCGGAGCCAAATTGATGATGAGCTTCGTGCATCGTCCCTTGACGACTTCATCAAGTGCGGAGGCAATGAGCCGGTGATGCTCACCCACGATGTACGGTGTCCCTTGCGTGAACTGGAACATCTTCGTCACGAATTGCATAAACGACCTCGACAGGAGTTGACGATGCGCCAATATTTCACTCTTGGTTGCCAATGCCGTTTATCTTTTTCAACTCCTCGATGTCAGTTTCGGACAGTCGGGGAAGCGAGATTTCTTTTCCATTTGTGGTGATGTCCATGCTCTCAATAAAGCCTTCTTCCTTGCCGAGTGTTGAAAGCAGGTAGCGGAGCATGTTTCCATCGGGACGCTCAAGCCAGCCAGTGAAGTTGCCTTTGTCGTCTCTTTCAGGGATGCCAAGGGCCAAAATCCTTGCCGATACAAGGCAATCGTCAACCAATGCGCCACGCTCATCTTTGAGTGCTTGCATAAATGCCTCGTTCTCCTTCATCCAATTGTAGAGTGTGCCACGGTTGACACCGAAAGCAGCCGCAGCCTTTGTGATGTTGCCGCCTGTCTTGTGCAACACCTCTCGGAAACTCTTTATCGTTGGTCTCTTCATGCGCGTGTAAGTGTTCAATTTGTTGAATTTCATTCTATCATCTCAAGCACACGTTCACCCTTGATGTAGCGGTCGCCTTCAGTTGCCCCGACAAGTTCGATGAAGTCCAGATAATTGTCATAATTGGAGAATGAGAGGGTGCAATATGCTGCCTCGTCCATCGCCTGTTGTTCGGCCTTCTCCTCCGTCTGCCGCTTCATTTCCTTGACGTGCTGAATTTTCTCTGTCTTGGTCTTTTCGGGCTTCTTTGCATCGTCCTCTACTTCCTGACCATCCTCACCATCGAAGCCGAACAGTTCCGTGCCGATGTCGGGAATGTCGAGGTCAGCCGTTCCAACGAGTGAACCGATCGCCGCGAGGTCGTCAGCACCCAATCCCACGTCCGAAAGGTCGATGTCGGGAGCATAGCGGGCTATCAGGTCAATGTCGGCTTTGGTGTTGCCCACGGCCATGTAGGTGAGTTGCTCCTTCTCCTGTTTCTCGTCGAGGTTGACCGCTTCGACCTTCAATGTGTAATCGGTTTCAGGTGTGCCATCGTACTTGTAGTACAAATCCATTGCCTTCACACGGCGGTGTCCATCGATGAGGTTTCCCGTGCGCTCGTTCCATACAATGCCGCCGAGAAAACCCACCTTTTGGAGGTTTTTCTTCTGCAACTTCACGGCATCTTCAGTGTGCCGCTTGGGATTGACGGGGTTGAGGTTGATTTCACTCCTCTTGATGTTGCGCGTCTCGCTCTGTTTCAGTCTTGTAGTCATGCTCAAATAGTATTCTCTCTGTCAATGGGTAGGTCGTGAAAACCTTCTTGAGGTCGTTGGGAAAGTTGTCACGAAGCCACAGCAAATAGCCGATGTCGTTTACCGCCGTGCCTGCCGACTGATGCGCTCCGTATCGTTCCGGCTTGATGAGGCCTTTGCGCTCGATGTAATCCAGCACATCGGAGTTCTTGTAGGTCGAAAGCGGATAGCATTTCTTTGTTTTCTCGCAAACGGACTCCATGTCGTAGGTGCGCAACATGACGCGGCGGTTGAGGCTGTCGGTCTGCTTGAAGCCGAAAAAAGCCCATTCGATGCCCGTCTGCTGCCTCGCCAAGTCCGTTATCTCCGCAAGGGTGACAATCCTCTGCTTGGGGTTCTGCTTGCAGCCCATGAAACCATACTTGATGTAGGAGGAAACTGCGTAGTGCGGCACTTGTACGAAGGTGGCGTTGCTGTATCTCGCTTGCGCCCAGTTGATGTAGCGGTTGATATGCTCCAGCCCCTTGGTGATGTACATATAGACACACACCACACGGTGGAAGCGGGGCGCAATGAGGTCGAGCATGGCGATGCTGTCCTTTCCCGATGCCGAGTGGAACAGCAAAGCCATGTCCGTCCTCCGAGCGATGCCGTCGATGACTTCTATCGCTTTCTCCATGTGTTAGGCTACCCTGCCACGGACGCTGCGGTTGATTCTTTGGCGTTGGCGGGCGCGTGAGCGGCTGGCGGTCACTCTGCCATTCACATAGTCGGCGCGGGTGCGGTAGTATTCCGTGGTTCTGCCGCCCTCGCCGATTCTTCTTGCATAGGCTCCTTCCATAATGTTTTGGTTTTGTTGGTTAGAAAAAATTTTGGTTTTTGGTTCTATATGTTGCGCCACCCGTAGGCGACGGTTGGTTCTATTCAAGCCCGCGATGGCCAACGATTGCGGCGATGTGAAGGTAGAAGAAGAACGGAATCTCTTCCTCTGGCTTGCCTTCAAACTCTTGCCATTGGTCGTCAAAGTCGTGAAAGCCGTACTCCTCGTTCAGGAAGTCGATGTCGTCCTTGATGAGGGAGGCGGTGCCAATCTCGTCAATCTCGCAGTCCAGCGACCATGTGTTGGCATAGTTGTAGAAGTGGACAAATCCGATGTCCTTGCGCAGCGGGGATTCCCACTCGTCGCGTCCTTCCGCTTCAGCCTTGCGGTTTCTCTCGACCTGCTCTTGGTCAGTAAACATCTTCACATACCTTGGGCTGTCAACCCTGATTTCAAGGGTCTTTTCGCCACGGAGGATTTCCATCGCGTTCTCTTTCTTCATAATGAGGGCGTATGCCTCTACCTCGTTTCCGTTTACGTTGATTTTCATAGATTTTGGCGTTTCATGTCGCAAAAGTACATATTATTCTTGAAACGCAAAAGGTTGTAGGCTGTTTTTTCGTGTACAACCTACAACCTTGCCGCCATTTACTACTTTTGGAATCGGTCTCTTTAGCTGGGTTGACGCACCAACTCTTTCCAAACACGCTCAAGTCTATTGATGGTGTAGCTGCTAGTGATGCCTGCCATGATTAGTTCGCTGTCTTCTTGTTCACCCGCCGCGACTACAATGGGGAGAATGCCGCGCAGGGCTTCTATTTCAGCATAAATGTTTGTTTCATTGTCTCTTTTATCAAGAAACTTTGCCGTTTCGGTCATACCCTCAAGGTCAATTTGTTTGCTCATAGTCTGTTATTTTTAGTGGTTAGTAAATTCTCTGTTTTGCGGTGGCAAAGGGGCGACTTTTGCAGCCGCCCTTTGCGACCGTGTGACCGCTGAATGAAATATGTTTCGGTCTCATTGATAGTGTTAATAATTGATTTTCCAATTCAAGTTTGAGTAATAGCAGCCGTTCAACAAATACCAGCCGCCAAGCATTGTTACCTCTTTGCCTCGCATGAAGATGAACCGGCTTGCACCACGCTCATCATCCACCCAGTCCGCAAGGGTCTTGCTGTTCCATCCGTAGCGGTCAAGCATGGGGAGGAAACGATCTCTAAACCATGTCTCGCTGTCGGTGCGGTCTCTCGTTGCCTCAATGTCAAGAATGCCGTTGTGGGCAAAGAAAACGCCGTGCCGCTTGTCATGGAAGGGATGGCAGTTCTTCAGTCCGATTGAGCCGTGAGTGGCCCAGCGGAAGTGCATAATGACCGCCTCGCTCTCGTCCACCTTGCCCAGTTCGGAACAAAACCGGCTGAAGCTCATAGTGTGGCGGATTATGCCGTTTGAGGTGCAGAAGCCCATGCCGTTCCTGTTACGGTGGTAACAAGCCGCCAGTGTCTCAATATCGGGCAAAGGCTGATTTTCGGGTTTGTATATGATTACACACATCGTATTTTAATTTTGAAGTTGCTTTTGTTCGGTTTCAGGCTCTTTGCGGTTGCAAAGGGTGACTTATGCCGCCACCCTCTGCAAATCGCTTGAACGCTGCTTGAAATAGGTCTTTTCGGTTTCGTCAAGAAACGGTATATCGTCAATCGCGGTCACATCGTTTGAAAACCTGTTGTCGACTGACCAAGCAACCAGTTTCAGGCAAAACGAAGCCCACATTTTGATTTTGTCACCCGTTGGCGGAATTAGAAAAGAGGGAAAAGAGAGCGAAATAAATGGATAAAAAGTTGCACATATTATTGATTTTCAGTAATTTTGTGGTTGAAATCAAAAGTAAATCA